GCATACTTGCTTAACAAGGGGGCAATTGCTCCTGAGGAGTCTTACACTTTCTTTATGCGCAAGGTCGCTGAGCTGAAAGACATACTGCCGAGCACCGAAACTACGGTTGAGGCTCTTGACAGCGACGAACCCACTGCTAAGCAAAAGCGTGTAATTGAATACGTTGACTTGTACAGCTTTATTGATGCGATCCGCGTTAAGTATCCGACGGACGAAGCGACGCTTGAGAAGCTAATCACTGAGCGCATGCGCGCTACGAATCCCAATCGTCAGCAGTTGAAGAAGCTGTATACGCACTTCAAAGAAACGTTGAATGACGCTACGGCCGGTATGGCTAATCCAGAAGTTGCTAAGACGGTTGATGCGCTGGTCAGTGTAGTTAACGTGCTTGCTGGCTTTAGCGGTAACGCCAAGGTTGCTGGCATGCAGAAAAAGATGACGGGCAGAGGTGTTAAGGCCGCTGCGGCTGTTACGGTTAAGTCGATCGATGCTGCTACAAACATTGTGAGCATCAACCCTGCGATGATCCCGGGCTCAAGCGTTGTTGTTATGTACAATACGAAGACCCGCAAGGCTAGCATTTATGCTGCGAAGGCTGATACGAAGCTTGGTATCAAGGGTACGAAGGTCACTGGCTTCGATGAAGCGACGAGCTTTGCTAAGACGCTTCGTAAGCCTAAGATGGTGCTGCCGGGCTTGCGTGAAGCTAGCAACAGCAAGCGTGTTCGTGTTGTGCTCGATCAGTATGTGAAGGGCAAGTCCCACACTGTGAACGGTCGCATTAACAAGGATATGGTGATCGTTAAGGTCTTCAAATAATAAACCCAACAATAAGTGCCCGCTACAAGCTAGCGGGCATTTCTATGGCTAAATAATCGCACGAGGTATCGTGCAATGGCCATAGATTACAGACAGAAAATAATAAATGATGTTAAGAACATGCTAGGCGGAGGCATGGTTGACATTGAACTTGATCCAGGTCATTACAACACTGCTCTCACCTTAGCATTTGATAGATACAGGCAACGCAGCGGAAATGCTGACGAAGAAAGCTATCTATTCTTGCTGCTGCAGAATGATATCACTGATTATTATTTGCCAGATAATGTTGTGTCAGTTCGTCAGCTATTTCGCAGAGGACTTGGTGGTATCACAGGCGGTACACAAATAGATCCATTTAGTTTGGCATATACCAATCTGTATCTGCTACAGGCTGGTGCGGGCGGTGGATATAGTGCTGGCTTGTTGACATACGAGCTATTTTATGAATACCTTGACCAAGCAGGCCGCATGTTTGGTCGTGATATCAACTATACCTTTGACACTGTGACCAAACGACTGAGCATAGTACGCAGGCCCAGTGGCAATGAGCAGATCTTGATCTGGGCTTATATGTATCGTCCCAATGATGTGATAATCAAAGATCCATTTGCTCGTCCTTGGATCAGAGATTACACACTGGCTTGGTGTCAACGCATGCTAGGTGAGGCCTACAGCAAATACAACACGCTGGCAGGACCGCAAGGCGGTACTACCCTCAAAGGACAGCAGTTGATAGATGAGAGCAAAGCGACCATTGAACGTCTTGAAAAGGACATAGACCTTTACATCGACAACGCTATGCCGCTTGGCGTGATCATTGGCTAATTGCGAATAGATCTCGCAGTGCAGATTTGCCAGCGTTGGTTAACTTATCCTGACCCATCACGGTATACACTCCATACGGCGCTGCGACAGATTCAATCCTCTGCCACTGTTGTTTCCACTGCCACCAGCTCTCGCTTTTCATGTCAAACAGATAGAGCTCACACAGTTCCCAAGGTTCTTGATCGTATAAAAAGCGATCCACATACATCTGAGCAGCCCAAGCCATGTCAGTGTTGATCTTGAGCAAGCTAGCATCCTGAGTGAACAAACCGAACATGTATACCTGATGGCTCCATCTGGCTATCCAACTATCACGTCTCAGAGCATTATCGGCACTGAGCTGTCTGCGTGGCCAAGACCTATGCATGCTCTTGTTAGCACGCATTAGATAGCGATTGGCTTCTTTGAGATGCTCCATATCTAGCTCGTAGCGATGTTCTGCGGCGTCATCTAATCCAGATCCTGGATAGGTCAGCGTGCTTATCTGATGTCCAATAGCAGATGCTATCTGTGCTGCTTGTGCGTTTGTGCTGCTTTCGCCGCCGTCTGATAGCATTATATTGATATCGTTAACCATATCTAGGTTTCCTGTATCATCTATTTAATCAGCTGATTAAGCCGACTACTGTTTGCTTGAGTTGTTCAAGCGTGGCATTGTTCTTGATGTTGTGCTCAAATTTGGAACGTATCCAGGCCCATTCGCTGGCATGTATATCACTTGGCGGTGATCCGCCCAACTGGTATTTTTCAAACCACGATGGTCGTGGTCCTCTCTCTACATGCCAAACCTGTCCGCCCAATTTCTTGATCAAATTGATCTCGTTTGGAAATCTTGTGTCTGGAACCACATAGTTAATGTCGCTGCTTAGCTTGCGTTCCATGCTGGCAATCCATATTTCATCATGGAAACTTGAACGGCATACTTCTGTTCCCCATTGCTGCAGTACCCAGCGCGGAGTGAGATTTGGTATACCAAGCCTATCAGCCCACCAAGTGTCTACTTGTTCGCGCCACGCTCGACTATCGTCGGTGTCACCTTCGAGTAGATTCCTAGGCCAGCTAAAAACTGCTGCGACTGCGTCCTTGAGGCTATCAGCAAAACTGATCTTGGTAAAACCATGCTCTTGCTCCAGTATGTCTGCTACTGTGCCTTTGCCGCTGCCTATCAATCCGCAGATTCCAATAATCATATAGATCTCCTCTGTGTTGATATTAAGGTAGAATGCCCTGTCGATCAAGCCAATGTCTTGGGGTCAACCATGCTTAAAACCATATTTTTATCAGGGTGCTGATAAATAGATCAGCACACATCACCAATGGAGAGGTTCACAGATGGCCACCTTAGTATCACCAGGCGTAAGCGTAACAGTCACAGATGAAAGTGTCTATGCCAGCGCTGGCACCGGAACAATACCACTTATAATGATCGCAACAGCAGCCAACAAATTGGCACCGGGTAGCACAACAGCATACGCTCCGGGCACGCTAGCGGCCAACGCTGATAAACTTTATTTGATCAGCAGCCAGCGCGATTTGCTACAGACTTTTGGTGTTCCAACTTTCTATAACATTGCTGGCACACCAGATTATGGTAACCAACTCAATGAACTTGGGCTTTTCACAGCCTATCAGTATCTTGGTATCGCAAACACAGCATATGTGTTACGTGCTGATATCGACCTCCATCAGATGATACCTAGCACCACTGAACCTTCTGGAACTCCAACTACCGGCCAATTTTGGTTGAACTCTGCGCTGTCAACTTGGGGAATATTTGCCAGCAATGGTAACGTGAACAGTGCCAATGCGTGGTCGGCTCATGCACCTGTGGTGTTGACCGATTCAACATACTTGGAGATATTGGTACAGAGTGGTTTTATCACCACTAACGCCAGCAGTCCTGTGATCACACTTAATGCCAATTTGGTCATTAATGGAGTAACAGTAGCGTTGACCACAGGCATGAGCCTCAGCACAGTGGCTAGCACCATAAACAGCAACACCACTATTACACAATCTGGAATTAAAGCCTACATTTATGCTCGCACTGGCAAGCCTGACGTGACAGTAGCAGCTGTTGACGACATGTATTATTTGCGCATTGTTGGCAGCGATATCACCACGTTGATTGATCTGTTAGGCAGCAACAGCAACATACTCACTGATCTTGGATTCACAACACCAGAGCCAAACAATGTGATACTTCCAAAAGACGCATTTGGCAGTGTTGGCCAATACGCGGTTGACGCATACAGCACTAATCCATATGACGGACTGAAGAAAAATGGCATATGGCAGAAGATTGAACAGACCACTTTAGACGGTACTACAGCAGCTTGGTGGTTCAAAGTAGGCAGCATAAATGCCAGTTATCCCGGTTGGGGATGGCGTGAAGCAGTGCCGCGTGTTATCACCGGTACTGTTGCTAATCCAACATTCACAGTGGGCAATCAGTGCACCATAGGTATTGGCGATAGCATACCGGTCACCATAACGCTGAGCGGCACCACATTGACTTCGTTCGTATCTGATATCAACGCTGTTCTTGATGCTAATAGCTTCAATGCCTATGCTAGCACAGCAACCAGTGGTTCTAGCAACTATCTAGTAATAACCAATTACGATGGTACTGACACAGCCTTTGCTGACATCACCACAGAAAGTGATCTCACTCATCCGTGGCAAAATGCTGGTATGCCTGTGACACAGACTTACTATGGCGCTGTCACAGGCACTGTGGCCAATCCAACGTTTGTGGCTGCTACCACCTATGTAGCATCTGCGACTACAGTTACACCAGGTGCTGGTTATGTACCTGGCGATACGCTGAACGTGGTTGGCGGTACTCATAGTATTGCTGCT